ACGAAAGTACCTCTACGGGCAAACTTGGGTCTTCCCTTGCCAACAGGAGTGCCTTCAACTTGAAAAGTGACATGCATTACCACGGTGCTGGCTCCGTCTTGAGTGGGACTTGTTCTGGTTTGACAGGTTTGCCGTTACAAATCGGAAACGGCCACACTATTTTCTTGGTCATCATTCGCGTTTTCCTTCCATAAATTCTTTGAAGTAGGCGTGTATTCGTCTAACGCCATCAGGTCCATACCACTTCACCGAACCCTTGATAAGCTTCAGAGTGTTCTCTTTGTCTTTCAAGGTCTCGTGGGTTCTCCATATCTCTCTGGCTCTACCAATCTCGTCCTGGGTGTTCATGTAGCAATGTGAGGGTAGTTGACGAACCACATAGGTCTGTCTTTGGGTTGACCAATGTACTGCTGGGCATCCCTGTGAAACCACAGCTTGATCGTAGGTTCACCCTCAACCGAGCCTTCGTAGTTCCGTTGCTTACGGCATAACAGGTAGTGGTCAGCATCATCAGCAGACTTTGCAAAGCTGCCTTCAGTCTTGATGTCGTCCTCTTTGGACTTGTTTCTCCAGACCAACATGACGTTATCAACTTGATCGGTGATAGCACCCGAGCCTTTGTTGTCATGTTTGTCAGGCATGGCGTACTCGTTGGCGGGTTTCTTCAGATGGTGGACAAGGTGGATGTGGACTTCGTAGTCACGAGCAATACTGGTCAACTCATCAACAAAGATCTTTTGACCGTTGTAGTCGTCTTCACTCTTAACGCATTTGGCAAGGTTATCAATGAAGATGTGGGTTATCCCAAGCTCTTTGGCACAGTACCTAGCCATACCGATAACGGTCTGAGCGTCTGCTGTTCCTGTTTGGTCGTACAGCCACATGGTTCCGTCTGTCCAGGTTCCAAACTGGTCGTACATATCGTCAAGAGCCTCAATACCTCTGTCGCCTTGGAACTCAGGCATGAAAGGGTTACACCCAATCCACATCCGAGCCATACGCTGTAAGGTGACTGCTGGCTTCATCTCAAACGAGGCAATACAGACCTTTTCGTTTTGGCCTATCAGGGATAAGGCAATCTGGGAGGTCATCAGGGATTTACCGTGACCGTTCTGTCCTGACCACAGGGTTACCTCACCCTTGCGAAACTCAAAGCTTTCCTTGGTATGGTCCCAAGGTAGGTAGGAAACCTTCTGGTCCTTCTTGGTTCTCAGCCTGTCTTTGATGTAATCAATGTAGTCTGATGCCTTCTTGACCTTGGTTTGGTTATCGGTTTCTTTGAGGTATTTGGTGAAGTCGATTGTGTCTGGGGTTATTACAAGTGCCATTTCATTTCCCAATGTAAGTTTCTGACCATCCGGTCTGCTTGAAGTATGGTTGACCAGGCAGAAGAACGGAACTGGTGATTACCCTTGCTTTGCAATCAATGAGCTTCTGGTGGATAGCCTTGGCTCTACGTTCATCAAAGCTTGTCAGGAAGACTGTCAGGCCAATGACAAACCGTAGGTCAAGGGTGTAAAGCTCATCTTTGACCACACAGATGGTTGGGTAGTCATCCCATTCATGCCACTCATGGGCATTCAGGGACTTGTGGTCTTCAATGGAGATGTACTGGGGTGCTTTCCCAGCCATCCTCATTTTGATCAAAGGTTCATGGCCGAGCATTTGCCATCCTTTTCATTTTTTCTGCTGCCGTCATTGGGGGAGCGGCAATTTCATCTTCCCAGCGTTTGCCGTTCAACCAAGTACTGGGGTGAGGGATGTATTGGACATCCTTGTCTTTCCAGATGGTTCTGACTTGGATGCTCAGAGAATGGAGGATCTTGTCCAACAGTGGTTGATCAACCTTAAGCTTTGCAAAGACCCGTTTGGCAAACTCCTTGTTGGTTTTCTTGGGGTAGGCTTTCCAGAACGTATCGAATAAGGGATTACCCTGTCCAACAACAGTATTGGTTAAATTACTGTTTTTAATTCCTGGTTCTATCATCCGATTTGGAGGGAGGGGTCCATCCGATTCTGAGGGAGGGTCCATCCGATTTGGAGGGTCGATTGCTCGATTCTGGCTATTGATGTTCAAAACATATTGATTTGGCCTCTTCATGTTATCTGCAAATTTATGAACAATTTGCAAAAATCCAGCCTCTTCTAAGTCAAGAATATGCCTACGCAAAGTAGACAACCCCATGCAGCATTCACTTGCCAACAACGGCTGAGATGGATTGCATTGGCCTGTGTGACCGTTTGAATGGTTGGCAAGAAGAAGCAAAACAAGCTTTTGTCCAGAGTTAGCAGTTGATTGCTTGACTGCCCAAGTCATGGCCTCAAAGGACATCGTCTTCTCCTACCAAAGCCCACTCAACCATTTGATCTTTTGTCATGCCTCTAGCCTCAAGCATGCGATCGGCAAGCGTATAAGCCATAGCTATGATGACTTTTCCAGACATTCCGGGAGAGCTGCTATCAATGTTTGCAGCTAAAAAACAAACAAACTTATCCCTCAACGTCATTTCTTCCATGACAAGCTCCAATAAAAAAGGGGCTACACCTGCTGTCTCATCCTTTCGGATGTTGGCGGACTGGCTTAGTACCAGCAGACAGCATGTGTAACCCCACTAAGAAACGCCGCCAAGCGTTATTTCGTTGGATTATGTACGATCCCAAATGAAGTTGCAAGCATCGCACTTCTTATGGGAATGCCATTTCTCGTAGTCCTTGAAATGCTTCTCTTGGCATTTGTCAGAAGCACACACAGGACACTTTAACTTCTTACCAAAGATGGTGTCAAAGTTGTTTGCAAACGTCTTGTGATCGACCTCAAATGGCCGAGGGCTTGAACCTTTAGACATCGTTCATCCATCTGTCAAAGTTAAAAGTGTGTTCGTTTTGAAAGCTTTCGGCCTGTGCTTTACGTTGGTAGTAAGCATCCAGTAAGGCAGCTTTCTGTTGGTCAACAATGTAAGAGCCGTCAGACTCTGGCATCAGACCAGCACGGGGAGCATCATATTGGAAATCATTTCGCATTTGGTTTTGCCTTTGAATAGTAGTGGGTTGTTTTGCGGTCAAGGTTCTTGGCTAACGCAAAGCTGTTCATGCTTGAGCGTTCTGCCTTGGTAAACAGTGATGGCTTCTTGGTTGCCCAATCAAATGGACTTGGTTTGGTAGATTTCATTTAACTCCTTGAGTTTTCTCTTGCTTGCAATTTCAATGGCTGTTGCCAAAGCCGCAACAATACCAGCCTCCAAGTCTTCTGGGGCCAATAGTGGCTCAAGACGGTCTGTGGCTTGGACTATTAGCTCGTAAGCTAACTGGTGTTCAGTAATGTTGGGGTGGCTCATACGGTGAGCCTACCAAAAAACAATGAACAAACAACCCGGGAAAACCCCTATGTTTTGTTTGTAAAAGACGGGTTACAGTCACCTCCCTTGCTTAACGAAAGGAATTCAATGAACACGCAAGCTCTTACTAAGGTCCGTCAACTGTTCTGTGTCAACGGTGTACCAACACACATCCAGCGTCACAACTGCCGTCAATGGATCAAATCAATTCGCTACCTGGGCGACAAATGGCTTCTGGCAAAAAAGGTGGAACGGGTATGAACAACGTCATCAAAACATCCTTTGTGGGCAAAAACCCATTCAAAGAACAAAGACCACCGGTTGATGTGTCTGCCATCAGGGTCACAACTGATAAGCCAAAGAACCGCCGTCCAACCAACTTTAAATACGAGGCACTTTTTGAACAACTTGAAGTTGGCAAGTCATTGGCTTGTTTGCCAAGAGACTGCGACAAGGTTGGTCAAGCATTGCGTGATTACATCCGGCGCAATGAATTGAAGTGGACTGTCAAAGTTCAAAGCAATTACACCAAGGCAACGGGTAGGGTTTTTGTCCTAGCAAAAACATGAGCCAAGAACAGTTTTATCAAACAGTACAAATGCAAGAGGAATATATGAAAGACTTTTTGATCCAAGCTAAAGAAGACCTGCACGGTGTCCAGTACTGCCCGTACTGCATGGAACCCCGTGGTGACAAACGTGTCTGCTGTGGTGAAGTCCACTTCTTGGAATTCCAAGACTTTGACGATGAAACACAGACTCAGATCGTGCAAGATGAATACGACTCAGCAAACTGGAAATGAAATGAATATCTACCAAAAACTCAATGCTGCTCGTGATGAATTTCACAAGACCAAGCTCAAGAAAACAGGTCACAACAAGTTTGCCAACTACTACTACTTTGAGTTGGGTGACTTCCTGATCCCTGCCTTGCAGATTTTTAATAATCACGGCCTTACAGCGTTTATTAGCTTTGGCTCAGAAATGGCAGAAATGGAGATTGTTGACAATGAAAAGCCGGACAATCGGATCATCATTCAATCTCCTATGTCTACAGCGGCTTTAAAGGGCTGTCACGAGGTCCAAAACCTTGGGGCAGTACAGACCTACCTTAGACGCTATTTGTGGGTTGCAGCGCTTGAAATCGTTGAACACGATGCTTTGGACTCCTCCCCCAAATTAACAGACGAGGGGGTCAAGAAAAAAGGAGCCGCCCCAGTTGTTACCCCCCGTGGTGGAATTGGTGACGACCTTCCACAAGACATCAAAGAATTCCTGACTGACTTGGCAGCAGGAGCAACAGAGTTGGTTGACCAGGGTAAGGCAAAAGAAGCGCTTGCCATGATTGACGAACAGGCATTGGAGCCAGATCAGCGTGTCTGGTTGGCAAACCAAATGTCTTCCACCGTGCGTTCTGCACTCAAAAATGCAAAAGGATAAATAATGGCTGATTTCGACTCAACAAACCGTGGTTCCTTGTTCAAAAACGACAAGAAAACGGAAGAAAAACACCCCGACATGAGCGGTTCGATCAACATTGATGGGACTGAATACTGGATCTCTGGCTGGAAAAAGCAGAGCAAAGCAGGTACAGGCTTTATCAGTCTGTCAGTGCGTCCTAAAGAGCAGACACGCCAATCCAGCCAACCAACAGCAAAAGCCAAAGCACAAGACTTTGACGACTTGGATTTTTAAGGAATTGCTATGGGATTGATTATTGGACTCTCATGCTTTGTGGCATGGTTAACTCACATCTTCACATGCTTCAGCGATGGCTTATGGGGATTCTTGTTGGCAGGTGCAATCTTCTTTCCCATAGGAATACTCCACGGCTTCTGGCTGTGGTTTAAATAGTTTTTTGGCCGAAAGCGGATGCTGTGACCGGTGGCTAGTCCGGTTGAAGAATACTCACAGACGCAGCGAGTAGGCCAACTTTATTCAAAGGAATGTAATGAGCTTTGCAAACGTAGAAATGAAAGTCATTCAATGGGGTGAGGCCAGAGGCATTATCCAAAACGGTAATGCTCACACCCAGGCTAAGGTAAAGCTTCAAGAGGAACTGGACGAGTTGATCTTTGCTATTGAAGAGAACAACATGCCAGAGATCAAAGACGCTGTTGGTGACTGCATGGTGGTGCTGACAATGATTTGTGCAATCCTAGACATTGATCTAGTCAGTTGCTACAAAGGAGCGTATGAAGAGATCAAGGACCGTAAGGGTTACTTGCGTCCTGATGGTGTGTTTGTGAAGGAATCGTGATGATTGACAAAATCCTTGACGAACGAGGCGCTCGTTACGGTAAATTTGTTGATGTTGCTAAAGCCACAAACGACATTCAAGAAGCCGTATTTGACAACATGAAGATTGACAAATTGAAGTTGCTCAAACACGATCAATCACTTGCCATTGAAATGATTTGTCACAAGCTGGCAAGGATTGCCGTTGGCGATGAAGACTATTTGGACAATTGGGTGGATATTGCTGGATACGCCCAACTTGTCGCAGACCGTCTACAAGGCATTGAGCGTTAAGCCATGTCCAAGCCAGTTTTTTGAACCTCTGCAACCCTACGGCCCCACCCTTTGCCAAAGGTGTCCCAAGTCTGCAAGTCCATCAAAAAGGACAAACGGCGCTTTGCATAGTCTTCAACTAACTGGCTGGCATCAAAAGACTCTACAGCAGCCAAAGTCTTTGGACCAATGCCACCATCAGGGTCAACGCCAACACAGGCTTGTAGCCACTTTGCGGCCCTTCCCGGACCACTGTTAACAGCAGCATCAAAAACAACGTAGTCAACGCCTGCTGGCAAATCATCACCCTTCACTTTGTCCCAGTACTTCACCTTGTACATTGGGCCAACAATCTCAGGGGTAAGACCACGCATTGTCTTTTCATCAACTTCATGCCCAACCCATTCTTCCCAGACCTTTTTGGTCACACCCAGATTGGTCATGCCACCGGGGTCTTTTGGATGGTTAACAAAGCCACCCTCATGGTGCAAGATGGCTTTCAGGGCTTCATCAAAGTTGTCTTTCATTTCTGGTCCTTTTTGTCAGATTTCATGTCCATGATTTTCTCAAGGGTACGGCCACCAAAGTAAAAGCTCATCACCAGCATCCCCCACTGCCCAAGCAACTCAACGTAGCTCTTGTTGGTGTCGTAATCAAATGCCGACATCATGGCAAACGTGAAATAGCCTCCCAGAATCAATAGGAGGGTCATAGGGCGAATATTTTTCGACAGCCAAGAGTCAGACCCCATATCTGCTTTTAAGCGGTCTGTGAGGTTGTTTTGCTCAGTCTCAAACAACTTGGTGTCGTTAGCCATCTTTGCCAACTCACCATCCTGGGCCATCTTTGCAAGTTCAGCAGTTGCTTTGGCTTTGGCTTCTGGATCAGGAACTAGCTTGTCAACAAGCTTACCGCCCACTTCAAGTAGTGCTGTCAATGGAAACATCAGTTACCCCTTTTGGTTAACATGGCGCTGGCGATCTCCAGCATGAATTTGATCTGCTCAAGGTTCTCAGGCTGCTGTGCCCAACCCACCGTGATCTGTCCAACAAAGCGATGGTTGTCAGGTGGAACACTCACCCGGCAAGTGAACCCCACCCCCTTTTCGATGTACCACAGTCCAACTTCAGACTGAGCGTAACGGTACTCTGAGCAAGGAATTTCGTTGGTCATCAACTTGATTACGTCAGCATTGTTGGCCGCATTCTGGCTGAACAAACCAACATCGATGTCTTCAATGCTCTTGTCTCGGCCATCCTTGGTGTATGCCTTGTACAAGACCCTACTGCCAAACAAAGGGTTGACCTTAAAGATAGCCACCACGGTTGCGCCTGTCTTCTTAAACAGCATTGAACTGGCTTCATCTGCTCGACCAGTGTTGATCTCAGGCAGCTTCTTAGACTCCTTGTAGGCGTCAAACATGAACTCTTGGTTTTGCCACAGGAAGTAACCAGAGAACGCCACAATGCCCATGATGAGGATGGCAAACAGCTTGAAAGGGCTGTCCACATACCCAAGCACTTTGTCAAGGGTAGAGTTAGCGTTTAGCTTCTCATCACTCACCGCAGATACCTCATGTAAAGCACGATGCCGTAGATCATCAACCCAGCCAGTACCACCGTAGCCATGCCCATGACGATGTATTCGGTAAGCCTAGCAAGGTTTTCTTTGCGTTTCAAAGCTTCACGAGCAGCAGCTTCCTTGGCTTCACGGCGCTTACGGGCAGCCATAGCTTGAAACTTTACCCAGTCATCCCACATACCAGGGCGACCAGCGTAAACCATGCGCTCACGCAACTCTTCTTCTTGCTGCTTAAGACGCTCCAAGGCCATGAATTCTTCAAGGTCAGAGCTACCACCCTTCTGGGTTGCCTTCTCTTGAATCTTGGCTTTGTTGTCAAAGTAATCAAAGACACGAGAGCCAAGTTGATGAAGCTCCTTGCCGTTAGCAAGTGCCCCTTTAATGACTGCAAACGCAGCGTTAGCCGCAGCAATTTCTGCAATCATCTCAACACCTCAATAATTACTTTAACTGTCCAGACAACAATACCAACAATCAACAATGCCGCGACAAATGCCTCGGCAAAGTCTTTCATGGTTTGTCGGCCTTCCCGTCCAACTTGTCAAAGATCTGCTTCAAAATAGCTTTGATCTCTGTGATGTCAGAACGATAGTCATCCTTGGCAACATAAGAATGAGGGAGGTCGTTGATCTTGTCTTCCAGCTTCTGGATAGTCCGAGTGAGATTGTTCAGCACATAAACGGCCAAGAACCCAGCAATAGATACTACGACATTGAAAAGTTGTTGGTTGTCCATGTTAAGACTCAACTAAAAAGATGATTTGTATTGTATCGCAGTGCATCATTTTACTGTTTTAAGAGGCGTTTTCAATGGCCGCAATGCGGGCTGTCAGAGCCGTGATGGTAGCTTGTTGCTCTTGGATTGCCTTGGCTAAGTGGGTAACCAGTGCTGGCTCTTTAATCATCAAAGAACCGTCAGACAATTCGGCCACCAGTCGTGGCTCGAGCTGCTGAAGTTGCTGTGCAATCACGCCAACTTGGACGTGGCCTTGTTCACCAGCGCCTGGCTTCCAGTCAAACTCAACAAACTCGATTTGCTCCACGAGGCTCAGCGAGCTGTACGTGCTGGGCGCAATGTTTTCTTTCTTGCGGATGTCCGACGTGAAGTAGTTGGTGCCGACTGCGCCAACGTCGGTTTGCCATTCAATGTACCCAGAAGCTCGAGTTGCCCCTGCAACAGAATCGTTTGTTGTTGTGATCGGGTAGCCGGAAAAGCCGCGAGCGCCAGAGTTGTTTGGCATGTTGATGCGGCCACTGGCTGCGATATACATTCTGGTCGTTGCACCAGTATTGAAATCTATGCTGCCAGTGCCAATGTTTATGATCGCAAGCGAGTTGTTAGCGCCGGAATAGCGAATGATCCGAGCATCAAAGTCAACCGAAGACGGTGCCCCACTTGAGTGGAAATCAAGCAAACAGTTACGGTCACCACTCCCCAAATCACCCAACTCGATCGTTCCAGTGCCGATATATGTGTCGGCGATGTGCGCGCTGCCAGCAACCGTCAGTGGTTGACCGGGGGTTGTTGTACCAATACCCACCTTGCCGTCGTTTGTGACGTGAACTCGAGTGGCGTTGTTCGTTCCAATGGAAACAGAACCAGTTGCGGTCGTGTTGTTTAAGCCAATGCTGTTGCTGTTTCCCGTCAGTACGCCAATTCCAAGATCGGTAACGCCCACGCCGCTGTCGTTGACTTGCACAAACCGCTTGGACGCGCCCTGCTGCAAGATGGTTTCTGTGAATGTCTTAACTCCTGCAATCGTTTGATTGCCAGTAGTGTAAACACCATTGGTAACTGTATCTGCGTTGCCAGTGACGTTGCCGACCACATTCCCATTAAATGGATCGCCAGCAGTACCAGCTTGGAAGTCTTTAAGCTGCGCCATCAACTCACGGATAGCATCATTGATACCGCTAGGAGCACAACCTTCAGCAATGTTGATGTTGTCAATATCTGTGTTGTTTGAAGGGTTTGCAGAAAATTCGCTGATCTTTGTCTTTGCCATGATAAATCCTTATTGAAGGAGCGAACGCAATGCCGCCGTAAATGGTTCCGCTGCTGGCGCAAGTTGTGACCCAATGATGCCGCTTGTCATAGCTTGGGCTTCTTGCTCTTTTTTCATTTTATCAATGACGTTACGCAGGATTTTTACCTCGTCAGCACTTGTTGCTCGACTCATCAAGATGCGGCCAATTTCATTGCGAACAGGCTCAGGAACAGAAGTTCTTGCCATGTTGTTTGACAACATATTTAGCAAAGAACCAACATCCATTGTCTTGGCAGCAGCAGCAAGGTTCACTGTATCTCTCAGTGTTTCAGCGCCAACGTCTTCCATTCGTGCTTCACGGCCAGCAGTACCAGAGCCACGGCCAACAGATTGAATCTCTTTCTTACGAGCTTCAGCAGCAACATTAGAAGCAAACTCACGGTATGCCCGTTCGCTTGGGAAAATCTCTTTCAATCGTTCTTGTGTCGCTGGCTCTTTCCACATATTCAACAAGCGAGTCTGACCAGACTGTGTGCCAGCCAAATCACGCAGACCTTCATAAGCGCCAACTCGGAATGACTCTAGTTCTGAATCACTCATGTCCTTGACCAATGTGCGAATTGTTGCAGCAGGTTTGTTCAACACTGTGCGGCCAAGTTCAGCAGCAGAAATCAATGCGCTTGGGCCAGCGTATGCGTTACGGGCGCTCTTATACAAAGATGCGCCAGTATCAGGGTCAACAGTTGCATCGTCCAAACGCTTTAGCAAGTCTTGCTTCAGCTTGACAACAGAGCGACCAAACTCATTGATCTCACCACGGTCATTTGTTGCAGACTTGCTGGTGATGATGTCATCAATGCCACGCTTGACTTTATCCAAGTCAGTCATGGATACGTCAGTTGTGTTCTTCAAGTCTTTGAGGGTGAAAGGCTCACGCAAACCAGTGGAGATTCTTTCAGCCCGAGAAAACGCACCAAGTTTTTTAGCCGCATCAAGGATTTGCTTCAAATCATCATCTGTCTGAATTGTGACCGTCTTCAACTGCTCATAAAAAGGCGTTGCCTCAACATCACGCTTTGTAATCAGCGATTCAACAGAGTCAGCCAATCGAGCGCCAGTAGGGGACAATTGCTGTTGCGCAGCAGTTGCAATGCGGCCACCACGTTGCGACTGACGCTGGCGGATCAAATCCTCTGTATAGTTCTTTGTGCGACCTGGGAGCGTTGCCATTGTGTCCAGCAAGTCACGGGTGTTGTAACCAGCAGACTCGCACGATTCAGAAGCTAGAAGACAAGGTGAATGAGTTGCCTCACACCTATGTGGCAAAAGACGATTACCGATCAGACATCACAGAAATCAAGCAAATCCTCAAGCAAATCTTTGACAAGCTCGACAACAAGCAGGACAAACCATGAAGGATTGGGCCGTTAGCTTTTTAGCAGCGGCCTGTCTGGTTTCCTTTATTGTCTTTTGCACTAGAGAAGTCATCTTTTTAGTTCGTGGAGTTGTCTGATGGAACCGATCACACTTGCTTTAACGGCAATGGCGGCTGTCCAGAAGACAGTTGCCATGATAAAAGAGGCATCATCTACTGTTGATGACGTTCGCAGTCTCGGGCCTTTGCTGGGTAGGTACTTTGAGCAAAAGCATGAGGTCACCAAGGCTCTAAATCAAGCTAAAAGTCAGGGCGGCTCCAACATGGGAAAAGCCGTTCAGATTGAGCTTGATCTGAAATCTCAGCGAGACTTTGAAGAACAGGTCAAAGGCCTGTTCTTCCCGAACAACATGGACGTTTGGAACTCCATCATGGTTCGTGTGGCGGAGATGGATAAGCAAGACAAGATTGACCAGCAATTAGCCCGTGACAGAGCTTTACGAGCTAAAAAAGCGCAGGAAGAGCTTGTTGAAATACTGATCGTTGTCTTTGGTGTCATCCTGATTTTTGTCTTGGTAGGCATTGGCGCTTACCTGGTTATGATTGCGAAAGGTTAATCATGCTGTCTCTTATCTCTACCCTTGGTGGTTTGCTTATCTCTGGTCTACCCAAACTCTTGGAGTACTTCCAAAACAAGGCTGACCAAGCACATGAGCTGCGTCTTGCTCAAGTGCAAACAGAGCGTGAACTGCAACTGGCTGCTGCTGGTTTTGCTGCTCAAGCCCGTGTTGAGGAAATCCGCACAGAGCAAGTTGCCATGCAGACTCAAGCTCAAATGGCAGAGGCTGAAGCTCAGATGGTGCAAGGCGCACAAGAGCATGACAAGGCGGTGCTTGCAAAGGCATCTACATGGGTCGCCAATTACATTGGTACTGTTCGCCCTACGGTGACATACATCTTTGTCTTGGAGTTGGTCTGCATCAACATTTTCTTGTGTTTCTATCTGTACACAAACCCCGGTTTGATTACCAGCATGGATGATGTGCTGCGATATGCTGACATCATTTTCAGTCCTGATGAGATGGCGATGCTTGGTGGCATCATCGGGTTTTGGTTTGGGTCACGCAACTGGAGCAAGAAGTGAAGCTGTCCAAGGCTGGCGCAGATTTAATGCACCGCTTTGAAGGGTGCAGAAACAAACCATACTTGTGCCCTGCCCACATCTGGACGATTGGTTACGGCCATGTGCTGTACCAAGATCAGATCAAACTGCCTATGGTTCGGGTGGAGGGCAAAGACATCCCTATGATTCGCAAAGAAATGCCGCTGGCAATTGAAGACTTCAGAATATGGAGCAAGGATGAGATCGAAGAATTATTCGCGGCTGATGTCGCAACTTTTGAACGTGGTGTTCTACGACTTGTTCCCGGCGTTATTGGCAAGCAAGGCGCTTTTGACGCTCTTGTCTCTATATCCTTTAACTTTGGGCTAGGGAACCTTCAGCGTAGCACCATACGCATGAAGGCCAACCGTGGCGATTGGGAAGGCGCTGCGGAGGCTTTCATGGCATGGGTTCGCGGAGGTGGTAAGGTTTTACCCGGCTTGGTCAAAAGAAGGCAAGCCGAGAAAGCCCTTTTTCTTAGTGACGATTGACCATTTCTCTTGAGGCCATCCAGAAGATATTCTGTACTTCAAAGTTAAAGGATGTACGTTTAGTTTTCTGCTCAATTGAGCAAGCGTAAATTTTTCGTTGAAATACTCAACAATAAAATTGCTTTTAAGGTTTGCTTGTTGTTCAACAGCGGTTGCCCAACGGCAATTGTCTTTTGAATAGCCTTTGCTTCCTTCAATCCTATCAATCGTTTTTCCTTTTGGTCTCTCGCCCATATCTGCAAGAAACGCATCAAACGAAAGCCATTCATCACAAACATCAATTCCAACTGCTCCGTACATATAAAACTTTGCGGAATTTGGATTCCTGCATCTTTGGATCATTGTTGCCCAAGTCGTGTATGTAGGCGAACCTCCATTTGTTGCGTGTCCATGTTTTTTTGAATTAAAAGAAATAGAACAAGTTTTGCTGCAAAAGATGCCGCGACCTGATGCAAGTCGGTTTTCCGATGTGACAAAAGGTGCGCTGCATTTTTTACAATTTACCGTAAGACGTTTGAACATAATTACCTCCAGCCTTAATTTTAGCAAAAAATAAAGTTGGCGGTAAATTATTTTATGAACTTAACGCTCATTGCCTTGCAAACGATCTGCGACAAGTTGTGCGTATCCAGCAATGTCAACCCAATTGTCCAAATAGTCTTCATCGCCAACAGCAATCCTAGCTAGCTTGTGGCAAATCATTTCAATAGCAAGTGATTGATCGTGTTTGAGCAACTTCAATTTGTCAATCTTCATGTTGTCAAATACGGCTTCTTGAATATCGCTTGTGGCTTTAGCAACATCAACAAACTTGCCATAACGAGCGCCTCGCTCATCAAGGATTTCGCTAATCATCACGACTCCTTTACGAAAGTCCCATCAGGGAGTGTTGTACCCTTGCGGTCTTTTATTTCTTCATACGCTTCATTGAGGCAGTCAACAAAGTTAATGTCTTTCAAAGCGCAATAGTTGATAAGACAAACGGCAACATCTCCTACTCCATCCCGAACCTTAGACAAGTCGCCTTTCAATTCAGCATCACACAACTCACCCATCTCAGAAACAGCTTTCATAAGCTGAGTGTGTGGCTTTGCGTTTGGGATGATCTTTCGCGCTTCTGCCCAGCGAATGATTTTCAGTTCAACTTTTGCAAAGCTCATCAGTCAGTGCCTCCAACCTGCATCACTTCCTGCTCG